AACTTATACTCTTCGAGTCTTTTTTGATCGACAAGTGTATTAATACGCTTTTCGGTCTTTGATGCGAGTTGTTCACGAAGGATTCCACCTTCCCAAACCCACTCTTTTCCTTCCATAATTCCATTCACAAAAGCGTCTGGAGCAGAAGGATCTGCTACTATATCTGCAGCAGTTGCTAGTTGGAAATCATCTCCAACTACTTTACAACCATGCATGTCTTCTTTTAATGATCCAACACCACGAGAAGACACTCCAAGTTTTACACCTTCATCAATTAATGAGGATGCAATTTTACCCATAGGAGTTGATAGCAAAGTTGCTTTTCCCACAAAATTATTACCTTCCCTACAAAGAGAAGTAATTTTATGCGATACACGATCTAGGTTGACTGTAGGTCCTTCGGGATGTCCAAGTTCACCTAGTGCTCTACCTTTACCGACAAAGTTTTCATTATATCTTTCAACTTCTCTTTCGAGAGTATTGATCGGATACATTCTACCATTACGGTTTTTAATTTCACCTTGAAGGAATATACCTTCAATGCACATCCTTTTCTTACTACCTTTTCCTTCAGTAATAATTTTGACGTTTGATACTTCTTCGGTAATTAGTTTCATTTTCTTAGTTTGTGTATCCTACTTTTGTACCTTTGACTGCAGCAGCTGCAGCAAAGATAACATGACTGTTTTGTTTTTCAATCAATGCACTTTCAGATCTCATTAATGTAAAGGTTCCTACCACTGTACCACCTGCACTTTCTGCAACAGTTACTAAATGATCAGCACCTGTTGCTGTGTTCACGACACGAACTACAGTTGCATTTCCAAATGTTGATGCACTACCAGATGCGGTAGCCATCGCTGCTTCTGTACCTTTAATTAATAGTCTAGGCATTTTCCTCTTCGGGTTCTTGATCTACTTCAGTTTCAAGTTCTGCTGCTGGTTCCTCTGCTGGATCCTCTGGTGGTTCACCACCAAAAACTGAGGCTGCAGCATATGGTTTCAGATACTCAAGTCTTTCACCAGACTTTGCATAAAGCATACTTTTCAATGTATCAGTAATTTCTGCTGGTGAGGCATCTGTAGCAATCATATCCAACACATTTGTTGGTTGTGATTCATTATCTTCCATAAAAATAGTTTAATTATATAATTTATTTATATCTCGGCTTTCCTAGCGTCTTTTTGTGCCTGAGCATCAGTGACTTCTCCTTGTGCTTCTAAGTCAGGATCTTGAGGAACTTCACCCATTTCACCACCCTGTTGAGGTAGTGGTTGACCTGTAATTGGATCAATCTGCGACGGATCAGGTAGTATACCTTTCTCAATCTCATCCTCAATTTGTTGATCTAATTCTATGATTTCAGTGTCTGTTTGTCTTAGTATCTTTTTCCTTACATACTCAGTAGAGTAAAACTTACCAATATATGGTTCAATAGTTGCTAGATTACCTAAACGACTTTGAAGCATCTCAGATTCTTTTAATTCTGCAAACTGATTATCATATAAGAAATCATACTGAATATGCTCACCCATAGATTCCCAATCTTCTGGTGTTACTATATTCTTCAATATTAATTGTGTGCGAAGCATATCATTGAACATTGCAGAAAATCTTTTTCTTAAACGACCAACAAACTTTGCAAATTTAAGTTCATCTCTTAATATTTCTGATGATCTACCTAAATTAAATCCACCATCTGCTGCAATTCTTGACTCAGGCACACCTAATGCACGATATAATTTTTTCTGAAAATACTCAATGTCCGAAAGTTCACCTAAGTTTTGACCACCAGGTAAAGTTGTAATTTCAGTTCCACGACCACCTTCTCTACGAGGCAACCAGAAATCTTCTAGCATACTCATAAATTTACGATCATCTCTTACTTCACCAGTGTTTGCATCGTAAACTAATTTATTACGATATCTACTCATAACTTCTTTTAAATATTGTTCTGCCTTTACTTTTGGAAGATTACCAACATCAATATAAAATATTCTTCTTTCTGGTGCTCTTGATAATCTATAAATTACAAGACTATCTTCAATCATTCTTAACTGATTAAGTGCCTTGATTGCTTTGTGTAAATATGATAAAACTGTTCCTTTATTTCTATCTACTAAACCAGAACTACAATAGACAACAGAATCTTTTGCAATTTTGACTGAACCTTTTCTACCACCAGCACCTGCAATCATACCTGAGTTATAATTTGGTTTTGCTGTATATAAAAAATATTCCTCAATCTCTGGTTCATTTACACTCTCTTGAGGACCTTTAGGACCTAAGTCTAGTAATCTTGTTTTTGGATCCTCTTTCTTTTGTTGACGAACAAACTTCATCTTCATAGGATCAATATATCTAAGCTCCTGTATTCCAGCCATTGGATTTTTAACATCTATGACTTTTAGGTAATATAATCTACCATCTATGTACCAGTTACGAAATATCTCATGTGCCTTACGATCAAAATCTAATATTTCTTTTATATTTTTAAACTCTTCTCTAATTACTTTTTTGAGTGTATCTCCAGCATTTAAGTTTGATAACTCTATTTCAACTGGAGAATCATATAAATCACTAACTATCGCTTCATTAACAACATCTTCAATAGCACCATCTGCTTCTGGATGTAGAGCCATCTCACGATATCTACGAATGAGATCATGTTCAGTTTTATAAACACCCTCAATATCAAGATAAGATCCATAGAATCCACTTGAAATATAATTATCAACCCCATCCTGATTTGTTTTCGGGACAGGGGATATTACTGACGGTGCCTTGTTCTTACCATCATCAATAGAAAAACCAAACAGTTTAGCCATAGTATAATATTTTTACTTCTATTATAGCACTATTTAGGCGATTAGTTAATGTCCTCTCCACCAGCGTTAGCACCGTTACCTTTAATTGCTTCCCAGTAAAGAACCTGAAGTTCGACCTGAAACTCCTGAATTCCTTGAGCATCATAAGATAATTCAATAGGTGCAACCTGTGTTGGGAATACATCATAGAAATGATACTTTCTTAATGTCTCTCCGCTACGATCAAGTTGGAATACAAATGCGTCTGCCTGATAATCTGCTGGATTAGTTGTACCAGTGTTATCAGAAACTCTGTTGATTGTATTCATCCACTTTTCAAAAGCAGACCTGATTGCAAAATCTGTATCGTTTATAACTGTGATTGTCCAAGTGTCGAATGTGCGATCACCAGCAATTTTTAAAACCCTTCCTCTGAATGGTACTTCAATCGGAGCAACGTTAGATGCAGGTAAGTTTGCTGCTTTGACTAAGAATCTTGCCTTATTCAAAATATCATTCAAACCTTCCACATTCACTGCAGGTGGAAAAGCGAGTTCACATTCAAAGAGATTTGAACGTGCACCACCACCAGTTAGTTTACTCTTGAAATCAGTAATCTTTCTTAATGGAGGTGGATTGAGTTGGTTTCTTGTAGCCATGAGTTGTTACTTCCTTAAGTTAATTAAATGTTACCGATTACTTCCTCAAAGGATACGCCAGTTCTTGTAGCGACAAAGGTTAGACCGATGAAGTTGATTGAACGTGCGGGTTTAATGAAGATATCTGCGACAAACTCATTATTGTCTATTACAGATGCGGTGTTGTTAGTTTCGTCACATATGACGACATAATCAAAGATTCCTCGTTTTGCTTGAGTATCACGAAGGAATGGTTCAACAATATTTACAAAGTTTGTTCTTGTGATCTCATCATTGAACTCAAATAATTGATCCCTAGCAGCAGCAGAAATCGCATCCTCAAGATAGATGAACAAACGACGTACGTTTATTCTATCAAATGCGGATGATTTTCCAAATCCAGTCTTATCACCGAACAAGATGATACCATCACCTGGTTGGAAAATTACTGGATTAATTCTATTAGAGTAAAGTACATCTCTTTGAAGTTTGCTAGGATTGTATGCTAGTTTAACTGCATTAAGTATTGCACCTCTTGAGTTACCTGCTGGTGAGAACCAAGGGAATTGTGTAAGATCATTTCTAGCACAAGTTCCAGCGATATCACCATTTAGTGGTACATAACGGAACGTATCACTAAATCTATCGTACATATATTTGTATCCGCTATCGAATACCCCATAAGTCGTAGATGTAATTGGTGAGTAGAAATTAATAACCTCATTAGTGATTTGAGAGTCACTATTTACAGTAACAGTTCCTACTGTTCCATCATTAATAAATGTTCCTCTATTTGGTGAGATGAATGCAATTGCATCCTTTCTTGTTTCAGCGATTTGTATTAGTTTATTCGCTTTTGCCTGAACAGTTGATCTTGTTCCTGAAGCAGAACCCATTAATAGGAAATCTATCTCAAAGTTTTCAGTATTTTCAAACAACTCATAACCTGTTGATATCTCTCCAAGAGTAGCAGTTAATGCACCAGATGCAGTAAGACTTGTTCCACCCTGATAATTAACACCACCTGCTAATGTATAAGTGTTGCTTCCAGAACCTGCAAATGAAATACCTTCAGCATCTTGATCCCAAGCAATGTCTGTTGCTGGAGTAAATCCAGAACTAAAGTTAGTAGCAACGACACCTGCTGGTTGTGATCCACCAAATACATTTGTTGATGTATTATAAAGATATTTTCTCCAATATGCTGTGCTACCTACAGAGTATTCAGCATCTTTTGCTTTCGACAGTGAAATGTGCTTCTCTAAAATTGTTCCTGCGTTACCTGTAACCTCTCCTGCACCATCAATTACAAGAACATGAATCTCATCAAATCTTGAGTTTCTTGCTGCTGCATAACTTGATGTACCTGGTCTTTCAACTATTGAGTTCCAAGTAATTGTTGATGCTGCACCAGTAAGAGTGAGTGTCTGCTCATCGAACCAGTCTCTCGATCCAGTGAATGATGTTGTTACTGCTGCTGTGCTAGTTGTTGTTACAATACCGATTGTCGCATTATTTGAATCATATTTAAACTGATATGTACCAGATTGTTGATAATCTTGTGCTGTCTCTGTTCCAGCAATAGAAACGTGTGAAACAAACTTAACTGTAATCTCATCAGACGCAGGTCCTACCTCAGTAACAATACCTTTAAAGAATCCTGTTAATTCTGAAGTTGATCCTGAACCAACTAGAACTGTCCCTGAAGGAACTTGTTGTGTAACACCCATACCAACTGTAATATTGGTGCCTATTCCTGTTGTTGATATACCACTTAATACCTGATCTGCAAGTCCGTCAATTGTTGCTACTCTTATTCCATTTCCCCATGAACCAGGATTTCTTGCTGCGAATGTAACACCAGTAATTGTGTTATTATCGTATCCTAATTGATTATAATGTTCTGTGCTCTTGATTTTGAAACTAGAACCAGAACCTGTGTAAGCATTTCGTAGATCAGTATCATCTGCTCTTACCACCCTCATATTTCCACCATATGCTAGGTAAGAAGAGGCAACTAACCAATCCTCATAGTGCTTGTCTGTCTCGTATGGTTGACCAAAGTTGTTTAGTAAAGATGCTTCATCAGTTACTAAAACTGGTGTACCGACAGGTCCTTTTGCAAATGGTGCAACTAATCCACCAATTGATCCAGAGGTAGCGTCTACTCTACCAATGGTTAAATCAACCTCTCTAACTACGATACCAGGAGATGCTAAATTTAACGCCATCCCTTACTCTCCGAATCTCAGATTTATTTAAAATTATTTATTCAAAAGGGTATTTTCATTGGGGAAACAACACATGAACATCACCAATCTGGGTAATACCACTCCTTTTCTGTCTTGTTTGATTTCCTTCTCTTCACAATTCTTTTAATTGTACATATCTTACACTCATAAGAATAGGCAGATGGAATATCTCCTCTACCCTTTCTGGTTAGATAGTAACCATCTATCAAATCCTTTACCTCTCCACATACTCTACACTTTCTTTCTTTCAGTAGTATGTGCTCTAGATCAAACTGATCATCTAAGTCCATTAGATACCGTTCCAGAAATTGTCTACTGGTTGTGCATTTCTAGATGCTATGTATAATGCTACGTTGCAAAAGAACCATAATATGTTTGTTACCCATGC